TCGTTAATCTTTAATTGAAGCTTCATTACATCCCCACATGCAGGAGCACCTACGATCCCTGTACCAACTGCTTGATTGGCAGTTTCTAACGATCCTACATTCCGTGGATTCTCAAAATGATCTATAGTTTTTTGTGAATATGCCATCTTACTTCCTTATCCGCATTTTGCCATTCCGCAATTTGCGCAAGTTGCACACCCTTCCTGATAAATAATGTTTGGATTATCGCAACACGCTGTATCAAAGACTCCATTACTTGCTCTTGTTCCATCAGCGATATACTTCTTGAGACAACGAGCTGTTACCTTAGCAAAGCTAAATAGGTCAGCATCTTTATCTTTTTGTAATTGTTCCACCATATATTGCACTGGAACGCCATGGCGCAGTGCAAGAGAGATCGTCCTCGTAAATGCTGAATGGTTTGGATTATCAAATACCTTCACAATATCTTTAATCACAAATTCATCTCCATTTGTGCCTACAATCAAATCGTACTTTGAATTAACAGACTTCCGAGAACGTCTTCGGATTCGCCCTGATTGATACTTACGGGGGATCTCAACATACTCTGATAGTCCGCCAATGACTTCATAAGGTTTCCCCTTCATAAGTCCGACTAAGATAGTCCATGCTTCGCCCTTAATATTAGCTTGATGAATATCACATTCCATTTCCTCAGGACGTCTGGGCGCATTCTTTGTGATTATTTCCCCACATTCTCTGGGGTCTGATTCTTTCTTTTCGCTTGATACTAAGACGCCAGTTCTGCTACCATCTCTATATACGGTTATCCCCTTACAACCACGATCCCAACCAGCCATATAGACTTGTTTAACTGTCTCAATATCAGCATCAGCTGGTAAATTTGTCGTGTTGGAAATCGCATGACATACCCATTTTTGCGCAGCGGCCTGCATTTTTACTTTCGCTATCCAGTCAATTTCTGTCGCTGTTGAACATTTATACGGACTTAATTCCACCATTTCTGATGGTTCGTTATCATTTTGAAATATTGACTGCTCAATCCACTTCTTGAAACCGTGGTGATAAACAGTATATTCTTGCCACTTGTCTCCGCTCTCATCTACAAAATCAACACGCGCATCCTTATCTTGACCAGTCAGCTTTTTTCTACGAGTGTAATGGAGCATATATGCAGGCTCGATACCAGATGTTGTTTGTGTTAACACAGAAACCGAACCTGCAGGAGCTGTTGTCGTCAAGGCAATATTTCTACGGCCGTGCTTTTTGTTCATTGCTTTTAACTCGGGATCTTCAGCCCAGATCCTCTCAAGAAAAGGGTGACCCTCTTCTTTAACTGCATTGAAGACCTCAAACGCTCCTCGTTCTTTCGCCATCACAATCGATGATCGATATGCATTCACTGCAAGAGCCTTGTATATTTCTTCTGTTAATTCAATACTTTCATCAGATCCATACTGGATGTTTAACATTGCGAGTGCATCGCCCAACCCAGTTATACCGAGGCCGGTGCGTCGACCGCGTAAAGCTTGTTCTTTTATTTTAGTCCACAACTGAAATTCAATAGCTTTTGTTTCCTGCGATTCTGGATCATTTTCAATTTTAGATATGATCTTATCAATCTGCTCAATTTCTAGATCAATCATATTGTCCATAAGACGTTGCGCCTTGTACGTAACCTCAGCAAATTTTTCGAAGTTAAAAGTTCTCTCAGACTTCCATGGTGAATCAACAAAGCTTGTTAGATTAAGGAGCATCAGGCGACAACTATCATACGGAGAAAGAATAATTTCGCCGCAAGGGTTTGTAGAAACTGATGTGAATCCCTCATCGGCGTAGATATCGGTTGGCGTAAATTTCTTAGCAGTATCCCAAAATAACACACCCGGCTCAGCAGACGCATGAGCACCCTCAATAATTTCATGCCAGATATCAGGAGCAAAAACAGATTTAGTAATTTCTGGATTATCAGAATCGACAGGCCAGCGGAGCTCAACACTCTGGTTCCCGCGAACCGCTTTCATAAATTCATCTGAAACACGGACAGATATATTCGCACCAGTCACCCTACCCAAATTTCGCTTAATCTTTATGAAGTCGCTTATCTGTGGATGATGGACAGATATGGTAAGCATTAGCGCACCACGGCGGCCGCCCTGAGCGACCTCTCTACATGAGTTAGAGAACCGATCCATAAAGACTTCAATTCCGTCTGTTGTGCGAGCAGCGTTTGCTGTAGAGCGCCCTTTAGGCCGGATGGTGCTTAAATCAAATCCAACGCCACCACGACGCTTAGCAATCTGTACAAGCTCTTGATCGGCCTTCAAAATCCCGCCGTAACTATCTTCCGGAGCTGGAATAACAAAGCAGTTCGAAAGACTTTGCACTCTTGTCGTGTTCCCGATTCCAGACATCGGGGATCCCTGAGGTACTACATACTTGAAACCCTCGATCAATGAAAATATTTCTTCATAAGTTAGCGGGTTTGGGTATTTTTTTTCAATACGATGAAGCTCAGATGCAATACGCTTGTGCATATCTTTGGGAGACTTTTCAAGATATTCGCCAGCCTGGTTGGTCAAAAGGTACTTTGTGGTTACCACGTTTGCGGCTAATTCATCTCCATCAAAATATTCTAGAGATGCGCTTAGAGCTTCTTGATAATCATATTTCATTCCACTATCCCCATTCTATACAGCGGAAATTTCTTTCCACTTTTTCCTTAGTGCCAGCCTCGTATCTTCCTTTTCTTCCTTCATGGCTTCTGATAACGTAGCAATATCAGCATCCACAATTTCAATTTTAGAGCGTGCCGTGTCAATGTGAATAGGAAAAACTATTCCATCCTTCCCAGCTCGGTTTTTTGCAACGAATAATCGGCCTGCTCCCGTAGCTTTTTCGGTGGCCTTTCTAGAAAGAGAAACGATAAAATCAGCGACCATAGCTTTTCCATATGCTTCTGACATATTCTCAAGCCCAACAATGTCAGAATTTGCAGAATCTCTATTAGCTTGAGATGCTGTCCAAAGTGGGATGTTCATTTCCATTGCCATGTTTCTCAATTCTTCATAAATTAATTTAAGTTCGTGACGTAAAGAGTCATATGATCGGGTTGATCTCATAATATCAGCATAATCGATCAAAATAAGAGAGGGTCTAAAATTCCTTAAAGATAATTTCTCGATATGATTTCTAATCGTAGTGACCGAAGCCCCACCTGTTGGATATTCCTTTATGATTAATCTCCCAAGATCATCATTTCCCTTATAGAATTCTTGAACTCTATCTTTGTGGTCATGAATATCTGAAGCGCTGACATTACATAAGTTCGAATCATATCTTAATCCTACAGCTTGCTCAGTTAATTCAAAAGTGTAATGAAGGACATTCTTTCCATGTCTCATCGCGTTACAACCCATAGCGACTAACCAATGTGATTTTCCAACACCAGTATTCGCAGTTACAACCCCAATTTCTCCGCGACCCAGGCCGCCTTGTAGCACACCTTTGGCATCTAGCTCCGGTATCCCTGTTGGGCATACACAACGATTAATCTTCAGGAAGCGCGCTTCAATATCTTCGAAAAAATCGTGACCGATAGTATTTGGGAGCCCAATTGAAACCGCATTTTTCATAAGTCCAACTACAGATTCAAAATTATCGCTTGAAATTAATTCCACGCTCTTCTCTAAAGCCTCCTTAAATGCCTGTCTCTTACAGAAATCTAGGGCCTTATTTTTTACATAAGCCAAATCATTTGGGTTAGGATTTTCTCTCATACGAAGTAAATAACTTACAATCTGGTCTCGAAGAATTAGGTCTCCGTCTCCCTGCATACAATCCTTGATAATGCTAATCAGCAAATTCTTCGTTGGAAAGCACCGGTATTCAGCAAAATAACTGAAATACTTCTCACAAAGATATTCCAAATAACTCACCTCAAAAAAATCAGGTCGCATAATTTCGACCATCTGTGCAGACCACGTATGGTCTGTTAGCAGTCCCTGGAGTATTTTTTCTTGAAAATCTTTGTTGTAGTGCCGAAATTGACCGGCTGGTAATTCATCCAATATGGAGTAATCTGCTAGTGCGCCCATTTTTTTCCTATTCCTAATTCATGGCCCTAAGAGCCATAAAGAGTTTGTCATAATCAAAGCTTTGTATACCGAGGTGCATTAGTGCTCTAATGAAGTCAAGCTTATTACGTGGCAGGGCATCCATCTCAAGCGCACCGTTGATTTTTTGAACCTGTGTGCCTGACAAATTCCCCATTCCTAAATGCATAAGCTTCCAATTTTTTTGTGCAACTTCTTCGTTCGCTATAACGCTATCATAAAGCTTTAGATGTTTTTGTTCTCGAAGATCCCGACACTTCATAACTATATCTTCAACACTCACACAAGTCGGAGATTGTAGTTCAGAAAGTCGCTTGGACAGACTCTTAAAGCCTACGCCAGAAGCACCTTTTAGCCCGTCAGAGCCGTCACCAATAAAGCATCGAGCAGCGCAAAAATTTTCAGGATGTATCCCATACTTCTCCAACACCAAATTAATTGTCCACTCTTTTTTACTTCCCGGCGACCATACACGAATTCGTGAATTAATCAATTGAAAAAAATCTCTATCTGAAGAAATAATAATACATTCATCATTTTTGAAACGCGACCTGACAAGTTGCGCTATAATATCATCAGCTTCACAATTGGAAACATAAATTTGGGGAATTCCCGCATGTCTTAAAAGCGAAACCAACTTTGAAACCTGGTCATTACGATTTGAAACGGTGTCCGGGATCTCTGCATAAAATCGATTTAATTTTTCTGGACGGCGGCCCTTCTTGTAGTTTTTATCAATCGACCTACGACGAACAGAGCCGCCACCTTCCCATGTGACGTATACTGCAGCAGGGTTATATCTTTCACAAAGCAGATTAATACCCTTAAGAAATCCTACGACTCCACCCACCGGGTCGCCGTTGGTCGACATTGATGGATTCGCAACATAATGGCGATAAAAACAATTGAGCCCATCGAAAATCAAGACAGGACGATTCATGCATCTAGATCCGGAATGCTGTCTAGATCGAGCTCTAACGTTGCTGATCTTACTTCTTCGTAAGACTCGGTATCTAGCATTGCATGTTCGGGATCCTCAAGCTTTCTTATCATACACAAGCCCAAAAGCTCGTCTATGTAGCCGCCAAATTTAGGGTCTTTCCATAAGTCACCAAAATCAGCTTTATAGAACTTCTTATTTACCAATGACTCGCCTGTTTTGATGTCGACGACTGTTAACGTTTTCCATGCGCTTGTGCCTTTTACACTGATCTCTTTTCCATTCAAAATACCCGAACCAAATTTCCGTAATTCATCAAAAACCTGCTCGTGCTCAATAATTCCCTTGCCGAAATGAATTTCAAAGTTACACTCCCTGAATGGTGCAGCTACCTTATTCTTAATAGTCTTCGCGCGTACATGGATACCAATAACTTCTTTGTTCTTATTGGTAATGTGCTGGCCAGCTCCAAGCTTAATTCTAACTGACGAATGAAATGGGATTGCCTTTCCACCGGGAGTTGTTGTAGGATCTCCATACATCACACCAATTTTTGTCCGAGTCTGGTTTAGACAAACCATCAGGACATTCTGGTTGGCAATGATTCCAGTGATCTTTCTCATCCCCTTCGAAATTGCCCGGGCCTGTAGACCGATAGAATTTTGCTCATATGTACCATCAAGCTCTGCCTTAGGGGATGAAGCAGCTACAGAATCCCAAATAATCGTCACAGGAATATCTTTATTCATGGCTTTTGCTTTCAGAATTGTTGATTCGGCGATGGACAACACTTCTTCAGTGCAGTGAGTATCGACGTATACGAAGCGCTTTGTAATATCGACGCCAAGCAAACCTAAATTCTCTACAGACGTTGCGTTTTCAGTGTCTATATAAACAACAATACCACCCATCTGTTGAGTTGACCGAGCAATTTGAATTGCAACATGAGACTTTCCAATAGAAGGTGGCCCAAATATCTCAATGATACGGCCTTCTGGAAGTCCTCCATCTGGTCTATTCGCTATGATATAATCTAACTGCTTAGAACCAGTACTTATCCACCTATTTACATGAGTTGGGGATTCATCTGTAGAAAGATTATACGCCACTCTAGAGCCATGCTCTTTGTTAAGTGACTTAATTAAGTTACTTGTAAAATTATCATCAATCTTCTTTTTTGTCATACCAACCCCTGTACGATTATAGAAAAATTTAAACAAGTGTTCATAAAAAAGGGGAAGCTTTCGCTTCCCCTTTGGCACTTACATTACGTTATTCTCTAGAATCCATCGTCTTCTAGATCAGCGAATGCATCATCCAGACTCTTGAACTTCGAATCAATATTAGTAGGTGTGGATTCAGTTGCAGTAGAGCCTCGAGA